GCGTATCAGCGTTCTGTTGGGCTGAAGCCTGATGGGGTGGTTGGTAAGCACACTTGGAGCCGAATGTTTCTTTGATGGGACACTTTGTCTCTTTATTAGGAGGTGGCAACATGCCAGCTAAAGGCAAGGCTTACAAGCCTGAAGATCAGTTTCAAGACTCTATGTCGGAGTTGAATCAGTATGCGATGGGGCGTAAGGCTGCTGATAGCGCAGCCATGTTGCGTTCTACCCAGCTTGCTAATGCACATTCGGGTGGACGCCCGTTCGGAAAGTAAGGAATAAAAAATGCCTGGACACTATGGTAAGTCGATGCGCAAGACTAGCAAAGGCACTAGCAAACGCAAGAGTAGCCCTCGCCGCAAAATGAGCCCTGGGCGTGAGCTGCAGTCAAAGAACACTGCAAGGCGGGCTAGCCCAGCGCAGAAGCGGGCTGCCGACAACGCTCGTCGGCGAGCGGCACAGGCCGCCAAGCGTCGTAAGCCGACGCCGAAGAGGGACACCCGCAAGACGGGCGGTCAGGGTGGTGCCAAGGGCGCCAACGATCAGATGGCGTTCCAGCGTTTCGTCAGCATGACCCCCGCTCAGCAGCGGCACGTCATGCGGATGGCTGATGGCGAGCATCGTCGCAGGACTCGTTAATGAGTGTCAGCGCATCTCCGATTAGCGATCACTTGCGTGACGTTTGTGAGCGTGCTCTGTACACCGCTGCAGAGGCGTTCCTTGCGGTTTTTGTCATTACAGATTTGTCAACGGCTGAAAGTGCTTTGTCAGCGGCTGGTGCTGCTTTTCTTTCGGTCGTCAAAACCTTCGTTGTTGAGCGCAGACGAGCGCTTAGTTGACGTGGATAACTTTGAAGACATATGGGATGACTGGCTGGAAGCAGTCGGAGTAGACATTGATTGCGAGGTCGAAGAAAACTTCGAACGCTCGCAGTTTATGTTGGACATGGATGACGGGACCCACGCACAATGGCGTGGGTCCCAGCTTGGTGTGCTTCTGATCTTGTCACGAGAAGAAGTAGAAGAACTTGTTTTTGCCCGTGCATTGGCAAAGCAAGGCGAGATCGACGGGTGGATCGCCATGACCTCGTGGGTCATGGGGTTTACTACATTTCTAGATCAGTGTCTGACATACGTTGAAGATCGGGATGACCTTTAGCCAAATGGTCGATCACTGCTTGGTGTCGTAGCAGCTCGTTTTTGATCTTGAGAGCTAGAGCGTCACGTCTGCGAGCAAACGTAGTTTTTGGGGTGCCAAGGGCAAGAGCTACAAACCGCATGGATAGCCCTACATCTACGAGCATGTGGTAGATCCACCGTTCGGTTTCGGTAAGCGTTTCCCACGTTTCGCTGACGGCTTCGAACAGGGCCTGCTGAGTTTCGTTGATTTCATCAGCGCTCTCAACAGGGTCGTGATACGGCGCTGCTTGCTGCAGCGCCTGCAACTCTGTCTCGGGTGTGATCTCGGCATGTTCCGACGGAGTGAAGTCCAGCCGAGATGGCTCTACTGGGAACTCCCAGTATTTCCAAGTTCCTCCGTAGTCGTCTCGGGCAGGTTGTAGCGCTGGCAGTTGTGCTGCATGCAACGCTTTGAAGATTCTTGCGCCTTCTGATGCATCAAGATCTTCATCCATCAACCCAGTCTAGAAGCTTGGAAGAAATACTCAAGTATTTCTTTCCTTCATGGAAGTTACCGAGCGAAACATCGTTCTTGTTTATCAGCGTTAACAAGTCGGTGTATTTGATCTGGGCATGAGCTTGTCGGGTTGATGACCAGACCCACAGCCACACGTCCATGCCTGACGAGTTCCACCAGTTGAGCGCTGCAAGCTTCTCAAGCTTCAGCTTGAGGGGCTTGGACCCCATACCCATGACCTCAACCAGACGGGCAGGGTCTGACTGGATGTAGTCAGGAGCCGCACGAATGTTGAGGCTGATTTGGTAGAACTTAGATACGTCGGGTCGGTTGAACCCGAACCGTATGTAGTTGGTGTTGAGCCGTTCAAAGTGGGATTCGGCTTCGTCGCCCATTGACTGGAATCGTTCCCCATACGATCCAGCATGGAACGCAGTCATTTTTTGCGGCCTGACAGCTTGTGGATCTGTCGGTCGTCTTCGTAGGCGATGCCGTTGAGTGCGTCGCTGACCGATTTGATGTAGTTGTCCACGTCTCCCCGCAATTTCGAATCGGGTTCGTCTGGCATCTCGGTGATGCAGACGGTGATCCTCTTGGGGCTGAACGTTACTGCTAGGGATACGGGACCGTCAAACATTGGCCCGTTGTAGTGGTCTTTGACCAGTTGTTCGAACGTGCGGGTCTTGGCTGACGTGTAGGCGTAGCCGCCCTTCATGGAGAACCGTGGCCGCTCTTTGGCTTTGGGGCGGTGCGGGATGACGAACTTGTGCTGCTTTCCTTTGGATGGCATTAGAGGCTCCTAAGTGCTGATTCAACCATCCGTTGGATCTGGCGAGGCCCGTCTTCACGGTCTTTGAACTTGCCAACTCGTTCGTCTAGTTGGGTTACCCAATGGATTGTAGCTTCTATGGAGTAGTCACGTTCAAGAAGCGACACAGCGAAGCGGTACAAGGTGCTGCTGCGGTCTTGTTCGAACGGGTTCTCCCAGATACGGCGGGCACGTCCTGTGAAGTCGTCGGAGTCTTGGGTGCCGCTGTAGGCGAACGCAGGTTTGGCTGGCTCTGTCTGTAGGTACAGGGCGTGGAGCCGTTCAAACTGTTCGGTGGGGCAGCGGGTTGCCCAGGCTTGGTCGGTGAACTGTTCCCATGTGAGGTCGCCCATCTGTTGCCGTCCGATGTTGCGGGTGTGGGCGTAGGGGAGCCGTAGGCAGTTGCCGATCTTGCCTGGGCTGAGCTTTGTTTGTTTGGGGTAGACCTCTTTGATGGGGGTGTTGACGATGCGGCATGCCCCGACCATGCAGTTGCGTGCCATCGCAGCCTGGAGCGGCTGCTCAAGGTAAACCCAGACGTGGAAGCCTTTGGACCGTGATGGTTCTTTCCAAGCTTGTATGGAGAGTCGTGACAGGACGGCTACGACGTTGTCGGCGTGTGGTTCGGAGGCGTCGCCTTCGTCTAGGTCTACGGCGACCCAGTTGACCCAGAACAGTCCGTTCTGTTCTATCAGGGGGTACACGCCGAGGGCTTCGTCGCCGTACAAGTGCTGTTCTATGAGTGTCGTGTAGCTGTCACCACGAGCTACTACAACCTCGTCGTTTTCCAGCATTGGCCGCACTCCTTCGGCCACGTCGGCAACGAAACCCCCAGCGTGTAGAGCTGCGAACTTGTCTACCCGATCCATCGGTCATCGTGAGGCACGTCGGACTCGTAATAGGTCCGCACTAGGCCGCAGTCGGGGTCCATAAAGTAGTCGATCGGGGGTGAGGTGATCTGACAGGGTGGACGTTTGTTTTTGCATAGGTCCAGGCTGATTGACACGGAGTGGATTCGTTTCTCGGCGTCGGTGAGCTTGGGGTCGTCTCGCCTGCGGAAGACGTTGAGTTGCAGGATGGCGTATTCGTCGGCGTTGAACTTGCCGTCGTCCATGCCTCGGCTGGAGCCTCGGGTGGAGCCTTTGCCTGACTGGTGAACCAGCCCGACGGGCAGGTTCTCTGTCTCGGTCCATTCTTTGAGGTTCTTGAGGACTTTGGACACGCCTTCGTACCCTGACGCCATCGGCAACTGTTCTAAGAAGTCGACCATGACGAACTTCGGCTTGTACTGCCAGTAGTCCTCGCATTCCCTCATGGCTTCTGACATCTGCGGGAACTTGAGAGCGCTGGGGAAGATCTTGAGGCGATCTAGGTACCGTTCTTTGGCTTCCATGATCTCGGCCATGTAGAGCGGGTCTTCAGCGGCGAGTGCTTGTTCTACTTCAGCAAGGTTGCGTTGGTATAGCAGTGCGTAGAGCTTGGCGACTACAAGCACTTCGGGTTCGTCGGGCGTAAAGATTACGCCGTGAAACTCTTCGTCTTCTCTGAGGTTCCATGCCAGCGACGAAAGCAGTACAGCCGACTTACCGCTGTGTGCTCTGCCTGTGACGACAAGCACGTCCGACGGCCACACGCCACGCATGCGTTGATCAATTTCGTCTAGCCCGAGGTAGAAGCAGTCTTCTGATCCTTTGGCGTACTGCACCCAACGATCGACGGCATCGCCTGTAGGGGTGAAGTATTTGTATTCCTTT